CGTGGGCGCTGCTTCTAGCCAGTACGCTCAGAACTTGGTTTATCACAAGGATGCCATCACTTTTGCAACTGCTGACTTGCTGTTGCCACAAGGTGTTGACATGGCTGCTCGCGCCGTTCACAACGGTATCAGCTTGCGTGTGGTTCGCCAGTACGACATCAACAATGACCGTATGCCTTGCCGTATCGACGTTTTGTACGGCTACAGTGCGATCCGCCCACAAATGGGCTGCCGTATCTGGGGCTAATCTGATTGGGGCTTCGGCCCCTATCTCTGTTCTTAACATTGAAAGGAAATTATCATGGCTCTCCCTAATGGCGCAGGCGGTTACCAAGTTGGTGACGGCAATCTGACTGAAGCACAACTCACCGTACAAACTATCCCCACAACTTTGACAGCAGACACCACATTGACTGCTGCTCAAGTAGCTGTTGGTTTGGTTGTTTGTCAAAAGGCTTCGGATGCTACTTTGACTGTTACGTTGCCCACCGCAGCGTTGCTCGACGCGGCTATCCCTAGTGCAAAAGTTGGTTCAGCTTTTGAGTTGACAATTTGCAACAACAACAACACCGGCGCATCTTCTACCGTTCCTGTTACAACTGGCACTGGTATTACGATCTATGGTTCTGTTACTGTCCCACGTTTCGGTGCGTACACATACCGTTTCGTGAAGACTGGCGACGCTGCTTACTCGGCCTTCTTGAAGTAAATAATGGGGGCTTCGGCCCTCATTTTTAAGGAACTATCATGGCAAATAACCAACCAATCGGCGTAGCTTACTCCGACCCTGCTCTTGACTCTGCCCAGTTCAAACTGTACACAGTGGCTACTTTGCCTACTGCCTCTACTGCTTTGGCTGGTACACGCGCTGCGGTTAGCAACTCCAACGCTGCCTATTCTGGCAACGCTGGCGCTACTGTCGCTGGCGGCGGTTCTAACATCGTCCCCGTTTTCTGCAACGGCACAAACTGGGTTATCGGTTAAACCAAATGGGGGCTAATCACCCCCATTCTTAAATTATGAACCTTACGCTAATCCACCCTATCCACGGCGCTAAAGTTGCCACAATGGAACTTGAAGCCGAAATGGATGAACAAAACGGCTGGACTCGCTATAATCCAGATACGCCTTCCGAACCCGAAGCGGCTCCTGTGAACGTGCTGGAAGTTAAGCGCCGTAGAAAAGTGACTACTGAAGAGGTTTGAGCATGACAACGTACACCGCTGGCCAACAAATTGAACGCGCCCTTCGGCTTCTCGGTGTGCTTGCGGAGGGCGAAACGCCTTCTGCTGCGACTTCTCAAGACGCCTTGATGGCGCTAAATCAGATGATCGACTCGTGGAATACCGAGCGTTTGTCAGTATTTTCCACACAAGATCAGGTTTTCACATGGCCTGCTAGTCTTATCAGCCGCCCCCTTGGCCCATCGGGTGATTTTGTAGGCAACCGCCCCATCTTGCTAGATGACGCAACCTACTTCAAAGCACCTAACGGCGTGTCATACGGCATCAAATTTATCAATCAACAGCAGTACGATGGTATTGCTGTTAAGAATGTAACGTCCACATATCCTCAAGTCATGTTCATCAACATGACGTTCCCTGATATTGAGATGTACGTTTACCCTCGTCCTACGCAGGACTTGGAGTGGCACTTTATTTCGGTTGAAGAACTGAACAACCCTGCCACGCTGTCCACGGTGCTGTACTACCCACCAGGCTATCTGCGTGCGTTTACATACAACTTGGCTATGGAGTTTGCCCCTGAGTTTGGAGTTGAGCCAAGCCCACAAGTGCAGCGCATCGCCATGACCTCTAAGCGTGACTTGAAGCGCATCAACAACCCCGATGATGTGATGGCGCTGCCTTACGCATTGGTGGCTAACCGCCAGCGTTTCAACATCTATGCCGGTAACTATTGATGAAAACGCCCATCCTTGGCTCGACCTACGTCACAAGGTCTGTTAATGCGGCAGACGCACGCATGGTCAATCTCTTTCCTGAGATTGTCCCCGAGGCTGGTAAAGAGCCTGCGTTCCTGAACCGCGCCCCAGGCCTCAAACTGCTCAACACCATTGGCAACGGCCCGATCCGTGGCTTGTGGGCGTTCTCGTCCAGTGACAGCACAGCATTTGTGGTGTCAGGCACTCAGCTTTACAAGATCACCACCTCGTATGCGGCCACGCTGATCGGCACTGTGGCGGGTACTGGCCCTGTCAGCATGGCTGACAACGGTACGCAGTTGTTCATCGCCGCCAATGGCCCCAGCTACATCTACAACAACACGACAAACGCTTTTGGTCAGATCACTGACGCTGACTTCCCAGGCGCTCAGACCGTCTGCTATCTGGACGGCTACTTCGTGTTCAACCAGCCCAACAGTCAGTTGATGTGGGTGACACAGCTGCTAGACGGCACATCCATCGACCCACTCGACTTTGCCAGTACCGAAGGTTCACCTGATGGCCTGATTGCTGTGGCGTCCAACTTCCGTGAGGTCTGGGCCTTTGGCACTAACTCGATTGAAGTCTGGTACGATTCTGGCGCGACTGACTTCCCCTTACAGCGCATCCAAGGCGCGTTTAACGAGTTGGGCTGTGCTGCCCCTTACTCGGTTGCCAAGATGGACAACAGCCTGTTCTGGCTTGGCCGTGACCGCCGTGGTCAGGGTATTGTCTACCGCGCCAACGGCTACACCGGCGTTCGCATCTCAACCCACGCCGTTGAGTGGCAGATTCAGCAGTACGCCGACATGTCGGACGCTATTGGCTACACCTACCAGCAAGACGGCCACAGTTTCTATGTACTGGTTTTCCCTAGTGCTAATACGACTTGGGTTTATGACGCTGCAACGCAAGCCTGGCATGAGCGTGCAGGCTTTGTCGATGGCAACTTTACCCGTCACCGCAGTAACTGCCAGATGGCGTTCAACAACAAGATTGTTGTGGGCGACTTTGAGAACGGCAACATCTACGCCTTTGACCTAGACGACTTTAGCGACAACGGCGGCATCCAGAAGTGGCTACGCTCATGGCGTGCGCTACCGACTGGCCAAAACAACTTGCGCCGCACAACCCAGCACATGATGCAGATGGATTGCGAGTCTGGCGTGGGCATTAACTTAGGCCAAGGCAGTGACCCTCAGATCATGCTGCGCTGGTCAGACGATGGTGGCCACACATGGTCAAACGAGCATTGGGCATCCATGGGCAAGATCGGTCAGTATTACAAACGTGTCATCTGGCGTCGTCTGGGCATGACCGTCAAACTGCGTGATCGTGTTTATGAAGCGTCTGGCACTGATCCTGTGAAGATTGCCATCATGGGCGCAGAACTTATTCTGAGTCCAACGAATGCCTAGCCCTAACGCTACGCCAACGCCGATCACGCCACCACGAGTGCCGCTGATCGACCCTCGCACGGGTCTGATCGACCGCGCTTGGTATTTGTTCTTTCTGTCGCTCAACCAGATCGCCACGGCAGTAGTTGACGATGTTGTTGGCCCTGACGCTGAATCCTTAATTTCAGCTTACGACGCTGCTTTGCGCTCAGTCAACCAAGAGTTGCAGACCCTGCCGCCAGTTGTTAACTTACCGCCTGCTGACGTGTTGGGTGACTGCTGTTCAGCCTTAGATTCCCAAGTGGCCGAGATGCAAAAGCAGATCGAAGCGTTGCAGGTTCAGCCGATTGTTGACACAGCGTCTATTACTGCTGCGATTAACGCAGCATTTTCAGCGCCAGTTACCAAGACGGCTGACTTTACGGTAGCCGACAATGAGACTTGGATCATCAACAACAAGTCAGGATCGACTTGCACCGCAACGCTACCAACAGCGTCTGCGTGGTCTGGTCGCACTTTGACTTTTAAGAACATGCAGACACAGACTTTAGTGTCGGCATCTAGCAATGTTGTGCCAATCGACAGTACCACTGCGGGCACAGCAATCCTCTTGGCAGTTGTAGGAAATTGGGCGACAATGGTGTCTGACGGCACAAATTGGGTCATCATGCAACAAGCCGCTAATAACTGCCTCTTATTGGAGTAACGACATGACAGTCACCGTCAAAGTCCTCGTACCGGCAAAATATGCCGAGAATTCGCAAACAACCCAGTACACAGCGACTGGTGTTACCGCCATCATCGACAAGTTTACCGCGACGAATATCAGCGCGTCTGCCGCCACGATCAGCGTCAACTTGGTCACATCCGCAGGCTCTGCTGGCAACACCAACTTGATCACCAAGACCAAGACCTTGCAAGCGTCTGAGGTCTACACGTTCCCAGAATTGGTCGGCCAAGTGCTTGGCTCTGGCGACTTTATCAGTACAATTGCAGGCACAGCCAGCGCAATCAACATTCGCGTTTCTGGACGTGAGGTGACCTGATGCGTGTGACCTACGGCAAAGGTTTTGATGTTGTGCCAAACGCGCCAGCCAAGGTGCGTTTTCGTGAAACCGTGCTTGCAGCCCAACAAGAAATGCAACAAATGATTGACAGCGGCCTCGCTAAATCTGCGTTGGAAGACTGCACATTAAAGCATTACTTTACACCCAAAGACGAAAAGTACGGGTGCAGCACATACGCCAGAGAAATCTTTTTGCCAAAGGGTTCATTTGTCATCGGCAAAATCCATCGGCATCCGCATTTGAACTTTATTTCCAAAGGCCGAGTCAAAGTGTTTACTGAGTTTGGCGACAAGCATTTGGTTGCGCCATGCACTTTTATTTCTGAAGTTGGTTTAAAACGCGCTGTATACGCTGAAGAAGACACTATTTGGACGACAGTCCACTTGACAGAGTTTGAAAACGAGTCTGATTTAGATAAAATTGAGCAAGAGGTAATCTCCCCAACTTATGACGATATGGGGTTAATTGCATCAACTAACACACCGCTTAAAATTGCGGAACAAGGGGAAAAGCCATGACATGGGTAGCAACAGCAGTAGTAAGTTCAGCTGTAATTGGCGCAAGTACAGCTAAAAGCGCCGCTAAAACACAAGCTGGTGCAGCACAGCAAGCCTCTGATGTTCAGCAACGACAGTATGAGCAAACCCGCGAAGACCAAGCGCCTTACCGTGAGGCGGGGTATAACGCATTGGCTAATTTACAACGCACGGCGGGTAATGTCCCTGCGGCGTTTAAGTTTGGCGCAGGCGATTATCAAGCTGACCCAGGCTACGCATTCCGTTTGTCTGAAGGCCAAAAAGCGCTTGATCGCCAAGCCGCTGCCCGTGGTGGTTTAATCTCTGGCGGCGCTTTAAAAGCAGCGCAACGCTACGGTCAAGAGATGGGTTCACAAGAATTTGGTAACGCATACAACCGTGCTTTAACAAGTTACAACACAGACGTGGCGCGTGAGAACCAGTTGTACAACCGTCAAGCAGGGTTAGCGGGTATTGGCCAAACATCGACTAATTTGGTTGGTCAAGCTGGTCAGAACTACGCAACCAATGTAGGCAATTTAATGACTGGTGCTGGCGCGGCTCAAGCGGCTGGTCAAGTTGGTATGGCTAACGCAATCACCGGTGGTTTGGGTACGTACTTGAATTACAGTCAAAACAATGCTTTGCTTAACGCATTGCGTAGCGGCAGCGGTTCGGCAGCTTACGGTGGCCCATCAAATGCTGACATTCAACGGCAAATTTACGGAGAAGGTTAATTATGGCACTTGATCCAAACATCGCCCTCGGCGTTAGACAAATTGAATTGCCCAATCAATTGGCGCAATATGCGCAGTTATCTCAAATTCAAAGCGCTCAAAATCAAAATCGCATGGCTGAGATGCAATTGCAAGAATATGCGCGGGCGCGCGGCGAAGAAGAAGGCTTGCGTAATTATTTGGCCAAGGGTGATTTATCAACGCCAGAGGCGAAAAAAGGTTTATTTCAGTTTGGTAAAACTGGTCGGGAATATATTAAAACTTTGACTGAGCAAGAAGCCGCCGCACTTACCGCAAAAAACGTGCAGTCGCAAATAGACGAGCGCGAATTTGGAACTCGAAAAAAGAAACTTGATTTTGCATGGAGTTCTGTTGGCTCTGCGCCCACCCCTCAAGACGCTATCGCAAAAATTAACGAAGGCGTAAAAACCGGTGTCTTTGATATGAAAACTGCTTCGGCAGAACTTCAGCAACTTCAAAACATGACGCCTGAACAGTACCAACAGTACAGAGTTGAAAAGGTCATGGGCATTTTAGATGCCAAAGACAAACTTGGCTTTATGCTACCCAAAGTTGCTCGTCAAGATATTGGTGGCAGCATCGTCAGCATTCAAGACAACCCTGCATTGCCTGGCTACGGCTTGCCAATTGCGGGTGCGGCCATTAAGAAAACCGCCACAGCGGGCGACTTGTTGACTGATGCTCGCGCTAAAGAGAACATTGCGATAAGCAGAGAAAAACTGAAACGCGACAGCGATCCAGTGTTCCAGCAAACAATGGCGGCTGCTAAAGCAACTGGCGAAGCGATTGCTAAAGGTGATGTGGCCGCTAAACAAGCGTTGCCCAAGATTATTAGCGATGCACAGTTGGCGCTTGACGTTGTTGATCAGATGGTCGGCAAACAAGAAGTGCGCGACAAGAACGGCAAACTTATTCAGGCCGCTACCAAGCCCCACCCAGGCTTTCAAGACGCTGTGGGCGCCACTTATTTGCCCGGCGCTCGCTTTGTGCCTGGCACAAACGCGGCCAGCTTCCAAGCCTTGCAAAACCAAGTTGAAGGCACTGCGTTCTTGTCCGCGTTTGAAGCCCTTAAAGGCGGCGGCGCTATCTCTGAAAAAGAGGGCGAGAAAGCCACGGCTGCTCGTATGCGCATGACTTTGGCTCAGAACGAGCAAGAGTACATTAAAGCCGCCCGCGAGTTCCAAGATATTGTTCGCACAGGCGTGCAAAATGCACAGCGTAAAGCTGGCGGCGCGGTATCTGCTGGCGGCGCAGGCGGTGTAGACACTAGCAATCCTTTGTTGAAGTAAGGAGCCAAAATGGCAGATTTAGCCGCAGTCCTTACCGACCCAAATTTTGTCAACGCCAACCCTGCTACTAAGCAGGCGATCTTTGACAAATGGGCGCCTCAAGACCCTAACTTTGCAAATGCTAACCCTGCTACTCAGCAGGCTATCATGCAAAAGTTTGGGCTAGGCGCGCCAGCATTACCTACGGCTTTGCAGCCTTCAATGCGCGCCGACACGGGCATACCCGTTGAGCGCAAGCCGCCCACAACATACGAGCGCGTCCGTGAGTTTGTCACGCCTACCGTTGAGATGTTGGGTGCGGCAGGCGGCGGTTTGTTGGGTGCTGGCGCAGGCACTTTGGTTGCGCCTGGCGTTGGTACAGCAACCGGTGCAGTAGGCGGTGCGGGCCTTGGCTACGGCATGGCCAAAGAAGCGCTTAACTTGGCTGACATTTATATCGGCGGTAAAGCCCCACGCCAAGGCGCTGCGCAAGTTGTTGAGCCAGTTCGCAATGTGCTTGAAGGCGCAACCTTTGAGGCTGGTGGCCGTCTGCTCGGCCCTGCGCTTGGTTACGTTGCAGGCAAAGTCGCAGACTTGCGTCAGATCCCCCAACAGAAAGCCGCTAAGATCGTAAAAGACGCGCTTGGCCCTGACTTTGAACAAGTCACCAACGCCCTTCGCGCCGCCCAAGGCAAAGGTGTTAGCGCTGCGCAAGCCACTGCTGAGATTAACAGCCCAACATGGCAAGCATTGATCGACCGCGCCACAGCACGCGATCCGCGATTCCTTCGTGCGCTAGAAGACACTCAAGGCAAAGAGTCTATAAACGCCCTTACTAGGTTAGCAGGCGGCGCTACTGCGGCTGAAGCCCGTGGCACAGTTGAGCAAGCCAAAACTAACCTTAACAAAGTGACTGGCCCGATGAGAGAAGCGTCGCTTAAGCGTGCTGACTTGGGTAAATACGTTGCCGATGAAACAGCCGTGCGCGAAGCAAATGACTTGGCTACGCTAATTGGGTCTGGCACAAGCGTTGACCCCGTTCGTTTTGCAGCGCAAGCAACTGGTGCTGAAAAAGCACTGCGCTCAGTAGGCATCAAACCACTTGAAAGCGCGTCTCTTATCCAGCGCATTTCATCAACTGCTGACAATCCAGCGTTTGCGGGTAACGACCTGATCAGTGGCGCGGTTAAGAATGTGGCCGATGACATCGCCAAGTGGACAGGCAGTAACGGTATCATCGACGCCGCCGCGTTAGAGGCCATCCGTAAGAATTCCGTCAACGCCGCTATCGCTCAATTGCGCCCAGGTGCAGACGCTACCGCCCAGCGCAATTTGGCCGCAAGCGTGTTGTCTAAGATCAAGCCTGCGATTGACGACGCCATCGAAGCCGCAGGCGGTGCTGGCTGGCGCGACTACTTAAACGCGCATGCCAAGGGCATGAGCGCCATCGCTGAAAAGAAACTTACAGGCGAAGCCTTACGTTTATGGAAAGCCGACAAAGATGCGTTTGTGCGTCTGGTGCAAAACGAATCACCTGAAGCTGTTGAGAAGATCCTTGGCCCAGGTAAGTACAACATCGCCACCGAGTTGGCTGATGACGCCATGGCAGTTTTGCAAAACCAAGCGAAAAAGCGATTGGCCGAAATTTCCGTTAAGGAGCAAGTCAGCGCGGGTCAAGACGCCTTGAAACAGTTGTTGCTTGACAACATGTCTAAGCTGCGCGTGCCGTCATATTTGAGCGCTGTGGCTGCGACAACCAACAAGGCTTTGCAAATCTTAGAGAACAAGATTGGCACTAAGACGATGAGTACGCTGACCGAAGGTTTGAAAACACCTGAAGGCGCGGCCAAACTGTTGGAGACTTTACCCGCTGCTGAACGCAACCGCGTAATTCAATTGATCTCTGATCCATCTGTGTTAGGGGCAACAAGCGCTAAAAAAGCCGCAGAAGCAATTCGTACCGGCACGGTCACTACTGGCGTCAATATGTTGGCGCCTGAACGCAACAACGAGAACGCGCTAAACAATCAGCCGGTGCGCAGGATTGAACTAACAGGCATGGCCCAATAATGGACTATCAAGTTTTATTTAACATCGCCGTGGCCATCGCTGGCTTCTTTGGTGGCTGGACACTCAACCGCATCTATCAGGCCATCGACCGGCTTGACACAGACGTGCGCGGTATGCCGCACATGTACGTTGGCCGCGAGGACTATCGTTCTGACATGCGCGACATCAAGGACATGCTGGGCAAGATTTTTGACAAATTGGATGGCAAAGTTGATAAATGATCATCGACCCCATAACCGCGCTAGAAGGACTACAAAGCGCGATTAGCGTAGTCAAAAAAGCAAGCAAGGTTGCTAACGACCTTGCGGGGTTAGCGCCGTCCATCGGCAAAATGTTCGACGCCAAGAGCGCGGCCACCAAAGCTATGGTCGAGGCCAAACGATCAGGCAACAAGTCAAACCTTGGCACAGCCTTACAGATCGAGATGGCCCTAGACGAGGCCAAACGCTTTGAGGCTGAGTTGATGATGCTGTTCCAAGCCACTGGCCGCGCTGACGTCTGGGACAAGATCAAGCAGCGCCAGCAACAGATGGACATTGAAGACGCCCACGAAGCGCGTCGTCTGAAGGCAGAAGAAAAGAAAAAGAAGGAAGAGGAACAAGAGCAACTGGCGTGGGCAATTGGTATTGTCGTCATCGTCATGTTCCTTGGCGCTATCGGCTGGGGCATTGCTGAGATCCAAGACATGTGCGCCAAAACGCGCTGTGGTCGATGAATGAGTACCAGAAGCAGTTTGACCTTTTCCTTAAAGTCTTTGTGCGCATGTGCGTGGCTTGGTGGGTGCTTGGCCTGCTCAAGTACTTGCCTGATGAGTTGGCAAAGAAAATTGTAGATAAACTTCTTGGAATGATTGGACTTGGATAATGCTTACACTACTATCAACCCTTATCAGTTTCTTAATGGGCGGCTTGCCCAAGATTCTTGAGTTCTTTCAAGACCGCGCTGACAAGGCGCATGAGTTGGCGCTGGCGCAAATGCAAATCCAGCGCGAGTTGGAAATGCGCAAGGCAGGCTTTGAAGCGCAAGAACGCATTGAACACATCAAGTCTGAGCAGTTGGCCACCGAGAGCGCTGCCAGCACTACGCAAGCCCTGATAGGCGCCCAGCAATCAGAGATGCAAGCCGTCTACGCCCACGACATGAGCCTGAACGAAGGCACAAGCGAGTGGATGCGTAATCTGCGCGCCAGCGTTCGCCCCGTAATCACTTACGGTTTCTTCTTTCTGCTAGTCTTTGTTGACATCGGTTTGTTCGCCTACGGCTGGAGCCGTGGCGTGCCATTTTCTGAGTTGGCCGAGATGCTGTGGGATCCTGAAACCCAAGCGTTGTTTGCCAGCATCATCGCGTTTCACTTTGGCGGCAGAGCATTTGGCAAATGAACATCTCAGCCAAATGCCTGCACATGATTGAACACCATGAGGGTGTTCGATTTAAACCATACCAGTGCCCAGCAAAGCTGTGGACAATAGGAGTCGGACATGTTCTTTACCCAGATCAAGGCAAGCTACCAATGGATCAAAGAGGCGCTTACGCGCTTCGCCCAGAAGATAACCGCCAGTTTTCCAAGGAAGAAGTAAATGGGATTCTCAGAGGCGATCTTGATCGGTTTGAACGTGGAGTGGCCAGATTCTGTCCTGTCC